ACTCTCACAGCAGTGCGTGGCAGATTATTACAAGTGGACTTGGAACAGCAAACTCTGCTGGAACAGTAACACCTGTTGGAAGTGCTGGTCAGCTTTTAACAAATGATGGTGCAGGCGGTTTAACAAGCAACACAACAGGCACAGGTGTAGTTACCGCCCTTGGCACAAACGTAGGCTCTGCTGGTGCGTTTGTGACGTTTAATGGTGCGTTAGGAACACCCTCTAGCGGTACAGCAACTTACTTAACTGGATTGCCACTGTCCACGGGCGTGACTGGCACTCTTCCAGTAGCTAACGGCGGCACAAGCTTGGCTACCCTAACAGCCAACAACGTCATCTTGGGCAACGGTACATCAGCACCTACATTTGTTGCGCCAAGCACCAGCGGTAACGTGCTGACATCCAACGGTACAACTTGGCAATCAACAGCCCCCGCAGCTTCTGGCGCTACCAAAGGCCAAGCCATCGCTTTTTCAATGATTTTCGGTCTATAAGGAACCATCATGGCAAACCCAAATATAGTTAACGTAACGTCCATTCTTGGCACGACAGCTTACCTAACACCCAGTGGTACTTCCGCGCTTGTGTTAATTAGAAACGCCTCCGCAAGTGGCACGGTGTTAAAAATTAATCAGATCGTTGCAGCTAATGTGAACGGTTCTGCGGCAGTGGATACTACGGTCTCTATCTATTCCAACGGTGGAGTTGCCCCCGGCTCCGCGCCTTCGGGCGGTACAGCCTACCCAGTTGTGTCCACAGTGTCAGTCCCTGCTGATGCGTCGTTGATCGTGACTGACAAAACCACAGCGATATATCTGATGGAAGACCACTCCATTGCTGTTACATCCGGCACAGCCAGTGGCATCACATATAGCATTAGCTACGAAGTCATTACATAAACGGGGAAGCAGATGTCCAATCGCTACAAAGGCGCAATAATTAGTGCAACGCCTCCCACTACTACGGGCGGTGAATCAGGTACTGCGTCTGGCGCATGGACATTAGAGCAACAGATGCAGTTGACGGCGGCTAGTCTGTGGCCTATTCAGCCGTTGCCTAAATTTATTGAGGATGTTTTTTCTTGCTTTCTTTATACGGGTACTAGCGCAAACCAAACAATAACAAATAACATTGACTTGTCTACCAAAGGCGGGTTGGTTTGGATTAAAGGCCGTAACAATGTTGAGTCTCATTCACTCTGGGATACCGCTAGAGGCGTTTCGGCGGGTCTACAATCAAATGCTACTTCTGCACAATACCCTGATGCAGTATCGCTCACTGCGTATAATTCAAATGGGTTTTCTTTAGGGACTGATGTTAATGTAGGGTGGGTAAATAGAAGCCCTGACAACTACGTCTCATGGACATTCCGCAAGCAGCCTAAGTTTTTTGATGTGGTGACTTATACGGGAAATGGGGCTGGAGTTAGAACAATAAGTCACTCATTGGGTTCCGTGCCGGGATGCCTTATTTTAAAGAGAACTGATGGGTCAACTCCTTATGGTGATTGGTATGTTCAACACCGAAGCATATCCGCTACAAACTATCTTCGTTTAAATAGTACAGCGGCTCAAACGGGTAGCCCTGATGCATGGAATTCAACATATGCTGGAAGTACAGTATTTACTGTTGGCCCAGATAACAACCAATCTGGTTTTACTTATGTTGTTTATCTATTCGCCCATGACGCTGGTGGCTTTGGCCTGTTGGGTACGGACAATGTGATTTCGTGTGGTTCTTACACGGGCGATGGCGTTTCTAATGGCCCGTCTATTAATCTTGGGTATGAAGCGCAATACGTTTTAATAAAAAGAACGGATGCCGCTGCAAATTGGCATTGCCAAGACAACATGCGGGGAATGTCACAAACGGAGACAAGTTTGTTGTTTCCAAACCTTAGCAATGCAGAAAATACAGGTAGTTTGTGGGTAAGCCCTACTGCCACAGGTTTTAAAATTAACACGGCAAGTAGCGGCTTCAACGCCTCTGGTGGAACCTATGTCTACATAGCCATACGCCGTGGCCCGATGAAAGTGCCTACGCTGGGTACGAGTGTGTTTGATGTTGTTACACGCACTGCCACAAATCCAAACCTTTTTGCAACAGCCCTTATTTATGCAGATGCGGCTTTTAACAGAAATTTAGGGACTGCTCAAACACAGGTGAGCAATCGTTTAGCTGGCCTTAGTTATATGCATACAGCATCTACTAGTGCGGAGGTGACCCCCGCAGCAGGACAAATCCAGTATGACTTTAATTTTAAAGTAAATCCTTACTGGTGGAGTTTATCGGCTGAAGTTGATTGGATATTCAGACGTGCGCCATCTGTATTTGATGTGGTTTGCTATACGGGGGATTCAACAGCAAGGACTTTGACGCACAACTTAACTGTAGTGCCTGAGTTAATGATTGTTAAAAACAGAACAAATAATAACGGCAATCAAAATTGGCAAGTCTATGTTTCTGCTTTAGGCAATACATCAAGGCTTCAGTTAAATACAACAGATTCTGTTTTTACTGGAACTTCTATATGGAATAGCACTTCTCCAACAGCATCTGTTTTTAGTTTGGGTACTTCTGCATTTGTAAATGGGTCTACCGATACTTATGTCGCCTACCTTTTCGCAACCTGTGCTGGTGTTTCTAAAGTGGGTACATACACAGGCAACGCAGGCTACACTGTAACTGTGCCTTGTGGCTTTACAGCGGGGGTTAGGTTTGTTCTCATCAAGCGCACTGACTCCACAGGCGATTGGTACGTCTGGGACTCAGCTAGAGGAATCATTGCTGGTAATGATCCCTATCTGTTGCTCAATAGCACAGCGGCTGAAGTGACATCTACAGATTACATTGACACCTACAGTGCAGGATTTGAAGTCACCAGCACAGCACCCGCAGGTTTAAACGCCACTGGCGGCACATATATCTTTCTTGCAATCGCTTAAGGACAGAACATGAGTCAAAAGTACAGCGGCGGTTTCATCACCAAGTCTCCAGTAGCGCCAACAACATCGGCGGCTTCGGGTATCTGGACGCTCGACCAACAACAGCAAGCCCAGCAAGCAGGCAATTGGCCCAGCCCACCCGTGTTCATTGAGGATGTGTACTCAATTTCTCTTTGGACGGGCAACGGCACTTCACAGACCATTACCAATAACATCAACTTGTCTGCCAATGGTGGCTTGGTTTGGATTAAAAGCAGAAATATAACTGGGGGGTGGCACGATTTTTTTGACACCGTAAGGGGCGTTGGACAACAGATATCATCAAACGAGACTGGCGCTCAATTTAATTCTCCACAGACAGTCACTGCTTTTAACAGTTCAGGATTTTCTATTGGTAGTGATGGTGATGTTAATCGTGGAAACCCCGGCGATATATACGTCTCATGGGCATTTCAAGAAAAGTCAAAATTTTTTGATATTGTGACGTGGACAGGCAATGCCACTAACCGCACTATTGCCCACAGCCTCGGCTCTGTACCCGGCAGCATCATCGTCAAGCGCACAGACACCACAGCAGATTGGGCTGTCTACCACCGCAGCCTTGCCAATACGCAATACCTTGTTTTAAACAGTACAGCCGCCCCCGCCACAGGCGCAACATGGTGGAACAGCACAACGCCAACATCCGCAGTCTTCAGCGTAGGCACTGACGCAAGTGTTAACGCTTCTGGTGGCACTTATGTAGCCTACCTATTCGCCCATGACGCAGGCGGCTTTGGCCTGACGGGTACGGACAATGTGATTTCGTGTGGGACGTGGACTGGTAACACAACAGTAAATCTTGGATATGAACCACAATGGGTGCTAATTAAAAGAACGGACTCTACTAGTAACTGGTTTCTTTTAGATGTAATGCGTGGTTGGACAGCAGGGGGTGTTTTAAACTTTCTATTGCCAAACTCTTCAGCGGCTGAATCTACAAGTGCGATATCATATTTGACCGTAAACTCAACTGGTTTTGCCCCCGGTTCAGATTCCTATTTTCAAACCGGAACATTCATCTACGTAGCCATCCGCCGTGGCCCGATGAAAGTGCCTACGTTGGGTACGAGTGTGTTTACGCCATCAATCCGTGCTGGTACTGGCGCTACAGCAACTACGTCAAACTTATCTTTCCCCCCAGATATGGTCTGGTCAAAAGGGCGTGATAACGGGGGCACAAATAGCGGAGATTTTGACCGCCTCAGAGGTGCAACAAGACAGCTTAGTTTGAACCAAACGGATAGTGAAGCTACGGCATCCACATCATTGACGGGCTTTGATGTAATGACGGGTTATGCGGCTGGCGATGATGCCGTTCAATTAACAATTAATGCAACGGGCTATAACTACGTTAACTGGCAATTCAGACGAGCCCCATCGTTTTTTGATGAGGTCTGCTACACAGGGACGGGAGTTGCTGGGAGGACAGTTACACACAATCTTACTGTTACGCCAGAAATAATAATTGTTAAAAAACGGTCAGCTTCTGAGTTTTGGGGATTTTTAAATGTTGCTACTAGTTCTACTGGGGCTTTAAATTCCACCGCTGGGCTGTCAACATCAAATAACCAGTTTTATTTTGGTAACGATACTATTTATATAGCACCTACATCTTCTGTGTTTACAGTTGGTTCTGTTGATAGAGTTAACATTCTTAATGGAACCTACGTTGCCTATCTCTTTGCAACCTGCGCTGGTGTAAGTAAAGTTGGCTCATACAGCGGTAGCACAGGCAACACTGTGACTGTGCCTTGTGGATTCACAGCAGGGACAAGGTTCGTTTTAATTAAGCGCACTGACAGTACAGGCGACTGGTACGTCTGGGACTCAGCACGAGGCATCGTAGCGGGTAATGACCCATACCTCTTGCTCAATAGCACAGCGGCTGAAGTCACAGGCACTGACTATGTTGACACTTACAGCGCAGGGTTTGAAGTTACCAGCACCGCACCCGCAGGTTTAAACGCCACTGGCGGCACATACATCTTCTTGGCAATCGCATAAGGAATCATCATGCAAATCAGAATCAGAGAATCAGGTCAAGTAATGTACGAATCAGAGTTTCGTGCATATCAAAAAGCCAATGGTGGCCCTACATGGGAGACAACAACAGATGAAGTTCTAGAAGCCTTGGGTGCTGATGTTATCTTTGAAGGCCCGCAAGCCACTGGTGGAACTGTTTACCAATACTCTCAAGCCTCTGGTGTCGAGCAGATTGATGGTAAGTGGTACACAAAGTATATCCTTGGCCCTATCTTTGTAGATATTACAGATGATGATGGTAATCTTATATCTACTGCTGTTGAACAAGAGGTTGCATACAAAGCCACTAAAGATGCTGAACAGGCTAAGAGTGTTCGTCAGAGCCGTGATGATAAGCTGAAAGAAACAGATTGGAGATTTCGTAGCGATATGACTCCATCACAAGAGTGGAAAGACTACTGCCAAGCATTGAGAGATGTTCCTACGCAGAGTGGTTTCCCTTGGACAGTCACTTGGCCTGACGCGCCATGAACGAAACTGAAGCTAGGTTAAACAGCCATGAACAGGTCTGCACACTCAGATATGAGATGTTATGCGCCAGAATTAAAAGGCTAGAGAACGTCATCATGGCAGCTAGTGGGGTCATGC